TCAATCAAGGAGCCACTCCCCGACAGTGTATGTTTGTGAATGCCCAGCGATTGGACGAGATGGGGATACACAGGAATTTCATGTTTGACCCCACAGGTGATGACATAGGATTCTGTGCCGAGATTCTACAGCATGGCGGTGAGTTGTTCTACATGAATTGTCTGGGATACGAGTTTATTGATGATGAAATCAACAGCGTTATCCGCAATGACAGCAATCGCAGACAACTCGCTGCATATGAAGAACAGTGTCTGATGCAGTACGATTTGGGCAAACACTACCTGAAACGCACATTCACATTCGACGATGGTTCATACAAGTTTGGTGATATTGACTGGAGGGCATATCACCGATTCACAAACACCAAGCCCTCCCGAATAATGTTGGAGGAATTACTACCATGAACATAATTTTGGAGGGATGCGACGGAACAGGCAAAACCACGCTGGCAAACTATCTATGTCAGGAACTCGGGTGCTATTATTGGCACGAATCTGTTCCCCGCACCAAAGAAGAATACACACAGATGTTAAGCAGTGGGAATGACATCGTGTTCGACAGATTCTGCTATGGACAGTTCGTATACAACCAAGAGGCAGAGCGTAAACTATCATTGCAAGACCTTATCGAACTTCAAGCCACCGTGTTCCCATACACCAAGACAATCGTGTTGTATGTGGATGCAGATAGTGAAACAATTGCCAAACGAATGGAGTCCCGCAACGAATATCCCGCAGGAGTGACTTCCCATGAAGAACTTGTGCGCTGGGTGAAGAATATTCGGGGAACATATCGTTCTTTGTTCCAAAGAGCAGGAACCAAATTTATAAACATAAACGGAGTAGAAAGTAAACTATGAGACCGATAGAAGACAACACAATCGAATTGCGCCAAATCTTGGCTGAAAACGCAACGGGTGCTTTTGAGACGGCATATTACAGGCTCAAATGTCTTGGGGAAGTCGTTGAAAGCAGGATTGGCACAACCAAACACATGTCCAATGTAACCATAAGAATCATGAATCCGCAACATGGGATTTGTTTGAATCCTGAACGCAATTTGTCGCTCAAATACCTGTTGGGTGAAATCAACTGGTACATGTCTGGCTCTAACCGAGTTGCGGACATCGCAAAATATGCCAAAATGTGGAATCACTTAACGGATGACGGCGAAACAGTCAACAGTGCTTATGGTTATCGCATGTTTACCAAATTCGGATTCAACCAACTTGAATACTGTATCAACAAACTCAAAGCGAATCCGTATGACAGACAGGCTGTCATTCATATCAAAGACGCAGACAACAAGCCCACTCTGGATACACCTTGTACTTGCCTGATTCAATTCACGGTGTATCACGGACAACTCGAAACATCCGTGTATATGCGGAGCAACGATGTATGGCTTGGATTGCCCTATGACGTGGCATTCTTCACATATCTCCAGTCTTATGTGGCAAAGGCAATAGGACTTCCTGTTGGCGTATATACTCACACTGTTGGGGATTTACATGTGTATGAAAAACACTGGGGCAAGAATATTTCTCGCACAATCACAAATAATGAATTGTGTTGGGATGGAACTGAACTCAAAGAAGAACTCCAACGAGTTGAAGAAGGGAATCCCCCGAATAACGAGTTGTTGAGGCAACTCTGGAGGTTGAACAATGGTAAACAAAATTAAAGTCAGTGCACCTGCAATCAATCCCCATATTTGCTATGTTAACGCCAAATACAAAGGAGACATTCAGACTCTGCGTCAGCGTTACAATCTGTCGTTCTATCGGATTCTCTGCGTGAACGCAGGCAAGGAATTGTGCGACAAAGCAGCGATTGCGGAGTACAAAAAGAATATCCGCAAGAAAGGATACAGGAACATTGGTGAATATGCGGAAGACCTTATCACCATTTTGATTCTTAATCCCGATATAACAATACAAAACTTGGGTCAACTCGAACTCACAAGAACCAAAATAACCAAACAGGAGAACTGACATATGATAATCGCAATGGATTTTGACGGAACACTCTGCACGGAATCTTTTCCGGAGATTGGGGAACCATTATATCCCCGAATTGAGTTTTGCAAGAAACTCAAAGCCCAAGGACACAAATTGATTCTTTGGACATGTCGCACTGGGAAGACACTCGAAGATGCTGTATTATGGTGCAAGAAACACGGGTTGACCTTTGATTCAGTCAACTGTAATTTACCAGAGATACAGGAAAAATGGGGCGGAGACACCCGAAAAATCTATTGTGATTACTATGTTGACGACAAGAACATATCCTTCCGGGAATTACATGAAAAGACCTTCTCGCTTTGAGAAGGTCTTTTGCTTGTTACTTCTTGGCTGCTTCAATCATGTATCGTATTTCCGCATATAACTCGACATACTCTTCATGGGCTTGCCCCCATTTGTATTCCATGTATTCCGGAACCTCTACCCCTTTGGATTGCATTTCAGCACGAGCAGCCTTGATTTGGTTCATGGCGACATCATGCCACATATCAGCGTGGGATAACTCTTCATCTGCAAGTTTTATCGCAGTTTGATACACAGCAGAATCGCCATTCGATTTGGCTTTTGCAGCACACAGTGCATACTTTTTTGCGTCTGAGAGTTCTTCATTGATGTACTCTATTGACTTTTCGATTTTCAGCATGGCTGTCTCCTTATTGATGTGATTTGTTGAGTTGTCGGAGTTCTTTCAGAATCTCGTTCAACTCATCATCGCCTGAAAACGCAGCATATATTTGGAGTTTTTGGAGTCGCTTAACATACTTGTTGGTACGCCGATTCTCGACATAATTCAACACTGCAAGAATGTCCAGTAAACCAAACTCTCCAAACAGCCCGTTATTGCGACTCATGTTAATACCCACATTGTTTCACAGGGAAATTATGCGTGATAAAGTGGACACTTCCGGAAGTTCCGACATACGTAAGATATTTGAACAGGGGACAATAGTGTATATTGTCGTTAGCCACAAGCAAATCACCACCTGTGATTGAATTGGCAAACCGATTCAACAACACATAGTTGCTTCCCCCGACATCGATGTACACGGGCAAGTTGGTTGCTCCGGAAGGAATGCTCACGTTGCGTGCGAATCGAAGCACGATTTGGGATTTGTCCGCCAAAGACGGTGTTCCGTTAAGTGTGAGTATAAGAGAACCACTGGACACAGTTGCTCCTGTGATGTAATAAAATTTGGGACATGACATTTTGAATTCCTCCTTCAAAATAAAGGGCTGCCACAGCAGCCCCCAAAGAATGTTTTGTTTGTGTGTTTAGAATCCACAATTGCAACCGCCGAAGTTGTTACCACAACCGCAGTTATTGTAGCAAGTATAAGGATTTACAGAAGGGTGAGTGTAGTACTGCCCCAACTGGCTCAGAATGTATGTGCTTTGGCTGCGGTTGCTGATTTCCGCTTTTGCGTCGGACAAAGCCGTGCGCAAGCCTTCAACATAATTCTGCTGAATCAGGTCACGAGTTGCCTGATTCTGTTCGATAATTGTGGTTCTCAAATCACAGCAACATTGCTGCAGTTGCTGACCAAGACTCTGGAATCCGAGTTGAGTTTGGAATCGGTTGTTGAGAATTTCCTTATCAACGCCACAAATTCCGCTTTCAACGCTGTGGAACCCATCACGAATATCGTTCTTGATGTCTTGACTGCCGAGAGCCGAATACAATTCTGCCGTCGTCAAACTTGCTTGTGTTGCAGAGCCTGCTCCGTTGCCGAAGAAACCATTGCCACTTATTGCAAGCAAGAAGATAAAGAGAAGAATAATCCAGCCAACGAATCCGTCACCCCAGCCATCACGGTCATCTCTGCCAGTGAGAGCAAGGACATCTGCTGCCGATAAATCTGCCATATTGTTTTCCTCCTTGTTTATTTACACAAACCGATGTTGCGCACCACCTGTTTGGGCATTGTATTAGAATCCTCTAAAAGCGGAAGAATCACCTTGTATTGCCTGTTCCAATTCATCCCAGACTTTGTTATCTATTTTATGCGCAAATCCGAGTTTTTGCGCTGTTCGATAAGCAGATTTTACATCATTGAAATTTTCAATTGTAACCCTGCCTGATTGAACTTGTTCTTTCAAAAATTCCTCAGGTCTCTTGCCTGCGTTTATTGCTTGCTTTATGGTGTTAGCCAACTCAGGATTCCGTTTGCTTGCTTCTTCCAACATCATATTCAATCCTTGTCGGGGATTCGATACACTGTTTGCAATCTTAACGAACTTGGCAATTGTGTTAAGTCCTATTTTCATGTTTCACCTCTGAAATCACGGGTTGTTTTCGGGATTGCGACAGAGATTCAACTCTGCTGTACAGTTCTTCCACACGATTTGTGAGCAACTCTGCCCATTCAGGTATCTCATTGGGAGTTTGCTCAGGAGAAGATTTTTCATCTGTTTTAGATGTGTTTAAGGGTGAAAATGAAAACGGCTGACAACTCGTAACCCCATTTACAAGTTTTTTGCTGTAAAACACACCGCTGTTTTCGATAAATATATTGACAGGTGTCCCATCCACAGGAACGCCATAATTCTCCATATCTTGAAGAGTCTTAACCACAACATAAGTTCCTATTTGTGTTATGCCGTTTGTGGGCGGTTGAGGTTGACTCGGAATCGGTGAGTTAATCTGGGATTGCATTGCCCTTAACTGATTGAGTTGATTGTACAGGTTATTGATGGTTGCTTCATTATTCATGTTGAATGGCTGATTGAACATAGGTTATTCCTCCTTTGGTTCTGATTCAGCAAGAATTTTGCGAATCCCTTGGAATCCCTCCAAGAGTTTTTGAAAAGTTGATTTGTGTGTTGAAGATTTCAAATCACGTCGATATGTCAACACGAACCGCAATTCCGAATCCGTTAGTGATTCCCCATCCACACACTTCTTGATAATTGCATTATACAATTTTGCGCTATTGCGCATGTATTCATCCATATAATCCGACATGTTCACCTCCTGTCGATTACAACTGGCTCTCCTGTTTCTTCCTTATCGTTGGGGTACAATTCATCCATGTTGAATCGGGATTCGTCCACATTTGTGTCTTCTGTGTCCAAATCCAATCCGTTCAATTCATTGTACAATGGATAATACTTCATAATTCCCCCACAAAGTGTGAAGGAAGGAAAGCACCAGAGGGCTCAGGTGTTTCAACTTTCCTGCCTTCACCATAACTTTAATGATTTGGGGTAAATATAATTCCGAAACAAGGAGTCTTAAAGGTATCGTACAACAAAAAACACCAGTCAACGCTGGTGTTTTAATTTGGTTTCAAGTGTTTGTTCAATACGCTTTTCTCGGCGTATCATTTGTGATTTGCTGTATCCAATCTTGTCGTAGAGCGTTTGCCCTGCGAGTTTATAGACGATTCGTTGGATGACAATTTGAGTGTCGATTTCATCCAGTCCTTTTCGATAACAATATTGCTGCAACTCATCTTCTGTTAACTCATACAAATTGACACGGGATTCTTTCTTGGTCAACCTGAAATTCTTCTCCCCTTGAATATAACTGATGTATGCTATAAGTAACCCAAACGCTGGTGCGAATACTATGCTGTATCGTATTGGTACAACTGCATATGTTGAGAATGCAAACACTGCTAACGATAACCCAAAACACCGTATCATACGACTTGCGTGGTATTGATAATCGTACAGTCCTTTGGTCAACATATAAGGTGCAAACAACAGAATAAATTCTATGGGCTTTCCCAAGAGAAAGGCGCAGGCAATCAGTAATGAAAGTATTACAAAGAATCCACCCACGCCATATACTCTGAGAATTCTTTTGTATTGTTTACTTGTTATCTTGATTCTCTTCATCCACAATATCGAACTTGTTTTTCAAATCCGCATCTGCAGACTGTTCGTTACCGAATATTCCAAAAGGACTGTTTGGCCAACCACCGTGTTCCTCAATGGGCTTTTTCTCTTCTGTGTTGTTAAGGGATTTGTGTGACATTTTGCTACCTCCAATGTATTTTCTTACAGCATATATGGACACCACAAACAGATAATAATCCAGTGATGCCACCATGCCATAGACAAAATTATAGTTTGCGCTCATGACATCGTTTTCCCCGAGTCGTCCATATATGAACATCAACGAGTACAAAGTCATGACCACGGCAAACAGAATGCCCTCTACAATTGCTCGTAATTGTCTTCTGACAATCACAGGGATAACCACCATACATGAAAGATTGAACATGGTTTGTCCCATTCCTTGTGGCACAAAATACATAATGGCTGTTTGAATCGCAGCGATAAGAATGCACCACTTCCACTTTGTGTTACAAAGGATTTTGTATTGAAAACTCAGTTGAACAAGATTCACAATACACAGTATGAACTGTTGCCAGAATAGGGACGGAATCGGTACATTCCCCCAATCTGCTTGAAACCAAAGTGAACCTGTCAACCGAGCCACAACACAAATCACCATCAGTATAGGAAATATCAGAGCAAGGCTTGCAGTGAATATTTCTTTTCCTGAGTGTGATTTTATCCGAGTTTTGAGTTTGTTCATGGCTCATCGTAAAATTGGGGTACACACTATGTACCCCAACTCTGATTATGCAACGATGTCTTTGTCACGAGCGTTAACAATTTTGGTGTTGCCAATCGCCGTGTCAATGTAGTTGCTCCAATATGCTTCATCGTATTTGTAGTTGAGTTCAAGACATTTCGCAAGCACACGGGTGAGTGCGCTTTCCTTCTTGAAACATCCCAAGGATAATTCCGGACTCAATGCCTTTTCAGCAACATCTCGATTGTAGAATTCTTTTTCAAGGTCTACCAGAAGATTGTCCACGAATTCTTTGAGAACCAACAATTTGTCGGAAGCATTTTTGCCTTTGGTTGCTTTGCGCAGAACTATGACAAGCGGAATTGCTGCGGACAGAATCGCTGCCACAATTGCGACACAAAGATACACAATGTACAAAACATTCATATTCTCTTCTCCTTCATGTTATTATTACAGGGATGAAGTTCCCTGCTGACTGCTATACCTCAGGCTCCGGAACAGGAATTCCGTCTTCCAAGAACTCTTCATCGTTTTCAAAGAGTTCTTCATTGGGCTCTTCCATCTCGACAATGTAAGGAATTATATCAGCGTAACGAGCGTTGAACTCCTTCATTTCATTGTCAGCAATGGTTGCTACAAGAGCGTCAACATCGTCTTGTTTGAGAATTCCCGATTCGACTTGCGGTGCAAGTGCCAGGCGCACGCTATCTTGGGATGCGTGTAACCGCTCATCAGCGGAATCCTTTTCAAGTTGATATTGCTCAAACTTGTGTTGTAACATTTGGACGATTGCGTCCGTATCAAGAACGAGTCTCATGTTGTTTCTCCTTTTTAGATTTTTTCATACACTTTCCGCATACATAGTCATTGGTTTGACCCCTGAATGCGAACGGTGCTTTCTTTATTATTTTGCCACATACGGCACATTTTATAACCCTATCCACGATTTGATTCCTCCCCAAATTTTGTCCCATAACTCTGAGAACACGTTGGGGTCAATGTATGTCTGAATAACTATCAATGCCCCAACGAATCCTATTATGAGAAGAGCAACTCCTGTCCAGAATGTTTTAACATCCGTGAACCAAGTCTTGAACAACAAGAACAAGCCTGTAATCCCGAAAAACACTATGGACAAGTATTTGAGAATCCTATTCTTGCTGTCTTTCACATTACACCCTCCACTTCTATTATACTGGTGATTTGTCGTTTATAGTCTCCGGAATCGGAGTTTTCTCACGGAACTCATACATATCGCCTGATAACTCAATATGAATTCCAGGCATATCCAGCGACTTGGGAGTGAATTGTATGGATTCGGATTCATAAATTGTCTTTACTTCCCCTGTTTCTATGTTCACTTTTTCGACTATCATCATGCCACCTCTATTTTGTATGAGATTGTCAATACATCGCCTTCTGCAAGTGTTATAGGTGTAGAGAAGTTGGCTGCTGTGCTGTTGTACAAACGATAACCAGGGCTACCAAACTCACTTGGCCATGGATTTACTCTGTCAAATGAAATTTGTAATCCAGAGTCGCTTAATGGCATATGACAGAAATACCCGTTGGGATAATCTCCATAATATAATTCAGTGGCTAACCCTTTATATGCATATACGCTCAAATCATCGTTTACTCTCACAAGACAATATTTTCCCGAGTCGAGAGGAATGAACATATAATTCCCAATCACACAGCATGTTGGATAAGAACGGACATATCCAGATGGCCATGCGTTATCCATAAAGTTAGATGACGCCAAAGGAATTGACGCATCCTCTGCTATGGGCTCATCAGGGATTTGCCACGCATTAGAAACCATCGTTCCCCCAGAAGAATAGAATTGTACCAGATAATTTTTAGTACCTGTGTTGATTATTCTTATAGCCCGACGATACGATGAAGAATTTGGTTGATACACTCCTGAAAATTGACTCAAGTCAAAATATCTTAACGGTGTGTCCAAGTTTGATTTATCATATATACACAGTCTTGTATATGTATCGTAAGGGTATTGTTGGATGCCTTTCTCAAAAGTTGTATTTGTGTATGCTGCTCTTTCATTGGGATTCGCAAGCGGATACGGGATTGTGTGTATAGCATATGCATAGGAACCCTCCAGAAGTCCCCCCATATATTGATTTGTAAACTTAAAGTTTGACAATTTCAAATTTGCGATAGCACATCCTTTATAAACTGAACCCAAATAACTGGCATACAATTTTCCGTCCATAACATGTACATACCCTCTACTGTTGGTGACATAATCTGTTATGAACTCAATTATATTATTTCCTGGATTATTTGAATCCAGGAACCCAACACTTTTAAGTGTTAGAGCCTGTTGGACTGTCCAAGTGTTCTGAACCACCAAAGACTTATCGTTTTTTGTGATTGTTGGTACGCTTTCCCACCATTTTGTTGCACCTGAATACTTTCCATACAACGCCACAGGGCGGAATTCGGGTTTTTCCAAATTCATGGTATCTTCAGAAAGTCCAAAATACTTAAAATAATTGGCAATATTCACAAACGAAGTATCCCTCACATATTGGGAATTAAGCGTTCTTGATATTTCGGGGTATTCCAATGATTTTTTGAGTACCAATGCAGGAATATCGAATACTACATTGTGTTCTCTCCTGTGTTCAGTTGTGCCGTCTTTTCGTTTGATATTTATATCAATTATGCCTTTCACGCTTTGTTCCTCCTTTTAGAACGGTGTCGGTGTATCGTTAATTGTTATTGTACCAGAATCGGTCGGTGTTAATTTGGTCCAAAGTTGTATTGATGTTAGAGATATTCCGTTTGTTGCCCAAGCACTCAAATCAAGATTGTCTTCTATGATATGAACATTCGTGTTTTGGTACGTAGAACAGTTCTCTTCCAGACCAAGGTTGCTCCATATCGAACCCTCTGCAGGAACTCCTTTTGATGCCCAGAATTTTAAGTACAATTTCTCTTTGGCTACAAGCGGAAGTCGCTGATACGTGGCTTTTACCCACATTTGAGAATCCGAATCCCAAACATATGCATCACATTCAACTTGCATACCATCTATGTTAACAACAGAATTGGATAAGTTCATGTTGATATCCAGTGTACGATTGTTAACAAGGTGAACAGTGTCAGTTCCAATAGTACCATTTAGTGCTGAAAACAAGAATACTCCGTTGTCAGCATATATGTTACCATCAGATTCAACCAAGTTATTATTGACACCAACTTGCTTGATTGTCTTAACATTGGGGGGAGTGATGTCTTCCGGGAACACAAGAACTATGTCGCCAGATTTTCCAGGAGATGTTGGAATCGTATTGGACGCAGTTATGTTCCAAGAGACTCCCCCCAATACTTGGATGTATGGATTCCTGATTATTGGCATATCTATCCCTCCACAATGTTAATTCCTGTAATGGATTGTTCGGGCTTTTGAGTTGCAAAATATGTGATTTGAGAATCCGTGATACTCCCAATTGCAATCCCATAACGAGCCATATCAAGCGTATTGAATACTCCTGAAACAACACTCGTGGGATTCAATTGAAGAGTTGTGGATTTGGTAGCCTTGACAACAAATGGTTCAATGTCCAAATCCTCAACCCAATCGGATTCAGCAATTGTTACAGATTCACTGACTGTTTCCACATAACTCAACCCCTGTGGACCTCTTTCACCTTTGGTGTACGCAACTTGCAAAATCTCGAATGTTGCCATCGTGTCTGCAATATCAATGATTCGAGCAGAACACAACCACGAGTTCGTTGACATTGCGTTGTCTTTGATTACAAGATAGAAAGTGTCTCCCACAACAGGAGTACGATTGAAGTTGTTAACATGGTCAGTGTATGCTTTGAGTCTCTGCGGAGGATTGTCAAACATAACATCATAAACATCGTTATGAACCAATCCAATCGTGCCTGTTTCGCCTTGAAGTCCCTGTTGACCTTGAGGAATCCCAAAACGGAAGTCCGTGTACCAAATCTTGTCATCTGGTTCGTATCGTTCAGTGATGTACACATATGGCTCAGAGTCCGGAGACAATTCCACTGTTTCAATCGTTCCAACATGGATTCTGTCACCGCCCGAACTTCCGCCAACAATAGACTTGACAGTCCGTTTGAATTCTGATATACCATCAGAACCCAACACGAATCTGGCGATTTCAACTTGGTATGTACCATGTCCTGATGCTGTCTTGAATAACTCATCCTGAACCAAATCCTGGGTCTCTTGGACAACAAATGAAAATTCTACCACACCGCTATCGGATACGACAACCTGTGCTATGATTTGGTAATTTATGGGATTGGAAGGCAAGTTATTGAATGTCCAATCCTTTGAGTCTTCAATCCAGATTTGGTGTCCACATATAAGGAGTTCCCCAGAACTCAATGTGATTGTATTCGTGGTATGAACCATGGCACCGCTGTTGAGCACGTTAACAACATAACCATCCCTGTTACCAGCGGTGAATCGGTTGAATGCTGCTCCATTTATGTTGGTATTCTCAACAGCATTGTTGGTTAGAATCTTAATCACGATGTTCTCCTCCATATGTAGCATACAATGTAAGGTTGCATGTTGTTGTGAGCGATATTCCCACCAGTGCTCTCTGTTGTCCGAGAAACACTGTCGCCACTCACACCAGCAGTTGTAATACCGCCATACCCAGCACCAATGTCAGGATAACCATAAGAGTGACTGTGAGATGGCAACTCCTTGACGATGAGTCTGTGTTCAAACTCGCCATCTTGACTTCCTGCACCAAAAGTTTTTGTTGTTTTGCGGGAATCCGTTGTGGTGCCAGCACCCACGATAACTCGTCCTTGGGAGTATTGTTCCCATGTACCGCCAAGATATGTTGACGGATTCACATTGTTGGTGCTTATCTTAATGGAGCCAACAGGATATATCATCTCAAGCAATGCCAACTGCAATGTCTTGAAATCCCCTGATTTGGTTTTGACTCTCTCAGAGTTTTCAGCCTTCTCGACAACTCCCACTTCAATGAGTTTGAATTGTGCTACAACATTCGATATGACTCCGCTGAGAGATTGGAATCGGTACAACACAACATTGGCAACTCCGGAAGGATTCTGAGTCAAATCATCCCCCTTGGCTATTGTGGGATATGTTGCTGTATCGTATGTTGCTTTCAGAGTTATAACAGGGGATTCAGTGCGCAAATCGTATTCAAGATATACCACATAATACCGAGTTGTTGCTATGTTGTCTATTGTAACACTCACTCCATTGGCATCAATAATCGCTTGCCAACCATCGCATATAACTTCACCGCTGTTAACAGTGAATGTTGTGCCTGTTGAAGTGTATGAGCATTCTTGATTATAATCTTTGGTGACTCCATTATATCCCGACAATGCATAGCGGAACATGCGACTATCGTCCATGCCCTGAACAGTTGGGGTATCACTTTGTCGTCTCAACAGCGAAACTGCCATATTTCCTCCGTTAGAATAGTTGCGTAAGCAATTGCGTTCTATAACCAATTGTGAGTCTGTACTTTCCGTTGCTATCGGTTTCAATTTCGCCAACAGGCATTTTCTTGTACAATCCCACATCAGTGTATATGTTCACTGCCGTATCGAATGAGATTCCCCGCAATACTGAATCGTTGCTTGCGTCGATGTCAAAATTCTCTTGATACCGATTCTCTGCAAGCCCCATGATTGCGTCGTAACGAGCAGATGCTATGTCTTCATCAGAACTCGCAATGTAGTTGCGATTCTTGATTGGGTACACAATTGGCTTATTGGTTGGTTCCTTGGCAATTGTATTGTCTTCACAGAGCACATAGGAATCTTGCAATACATAACTTGTGTTATACACTGATACTTTATTATACTCCCCAAAGTCCTTAACAATTCTATCAATTCCATAATCCGACAGACGAATGTTCTTGGTACGGATTCCAACCTTGCTGAAATTGTATGTTAACGATTTGGAGTGAACATCCAATACAGGAGTACAGAACAAGTCATAATAACTCATGTATTGAGAGATTATATCGTACACCAAAGCACTTTCTGTTTCGGTCGGGATTATACTTGTGTCTGCTGTAATATTGGATAACGAATCTGTGTTCCAAGAGATTCCATCGAATCCGATTTCCCCATTTTGGGTTGTCCATAATCCCAATATAACATCAAAAATTGTCTTGACGGAAGCATTCGGGTAGTTGGTTGTAATAGTTGCCCAAGGAATTATGATTTCACTGTTCATGAGTGTCATAAAATCTTTGAGCACAAGAGTCGTTTTTTGAGTCTTATCATCAATGTCAGGAGTGCCTGCCAATCCGCTGAACAACTCATGCCCTTTCTCATTGTTAACTACAACAAAAAACGGACTTGCTTCAGAAGGAAGTTGTTGGCATACAATTGACATTGTGTCAAAATCGTATGCACGTTGAACTCTGTTCCAACTTTCAATCTTGTACAAGCCCCGATAACTGGACATATTTTGGTCATACAATACTGCGTACATGTGTCCTCCTACAAGGTGTACTGGCGATAAGAGCCACGCAAATACCCAGTGTCATTCGCCGTCAGATTGATGCTCAATCGACTTATTGTGTTCTCTTCTGCATACAAGAACTTGTCGAATGATGCCCCCAAATCCAAATAATCATATGCGTCTTGATAAGCGTTGTTGCGATACAACAGCACCTGCTTGTTGATGGCATCAACTATCACGTGTTCTCCGTCAACCAGCGTCAAATCGTTGAACTTAACGCTGGAATACACTGTGTCTGTTTCATCCAACAGAGATATGACAGGATTCGATATGCTTCCGTACACCCATATTCTGAGCGGAATTTCGTCAAAATACGTGTTGAATATCTCGTTGTTAGATACAACTTTGGAGCCATAGGAATACGGATATTTCAACGGATATTTCTTGCCCGTGGAACTGTATTGAATACGAATGGTGTTGTCTTTGTATATGTACTTGGGTGTCCCAGGTGCAAACACCAATCCGCATTTCAATGCTCCATATTCAGTTTTCTCCGTTTTGGTTAATTTGCGAACTTTCCCTTCCCACATCTTTACAACAGTGGTGTCATTGTACTCGAATACAATGCGGGAATTCATGTATTTCTGGATAAACCTTGCCAGAGCATTGTATCTCTCATACACATAACCATCCGCAAACACAATTGTGAGATTCGTGTCGATTCTCTTCTCTTTCGCACTCGTGAAGTATGTTGTGAGCCGTTGTTCCAGTGTGGTAAACTCCATCTCAAACCCCAGATTCTGGGGAGATTCGACATAATCCAGGTTGTATCTATCGACGATTTGGTCAAAGTCGTCAATAACCAACAACGCAAACTTTCTGATATTCAGTGCCATTCTTAACTCCTTGAACTTGCCTGGAGTTTGAGTGCTTGATTTATTTTGTTAACCAAGTCCTCTGCTGTATCTCCTGCTTCATTCACTATGCTGATGTTTGTGGTGGAATTGTCCACGCTATTGTCTTGTATGATTTCAGTTGTACTACCAGAACCTCCACCTCCGGACGCAGAACTTTTCATAGCCTTATCGACTTCTGATTGAACATTGGAATAGTCCAATGAAGTCTGGGAAGTCCCAGTGGTTCCTTCAATATCTTTCTGAGCAGATTTTACAGCAGCAACAACTGCTGCAATACCTGCAGCAATACCCACAGCAGCGACTCCAAGCGTGAGTGCGCTTTGGAATGCGCCAAACGCTATCGCTGCCCCGAGAGCAACTGTTGTGAGCGTTCCCAATATGGCAATTACTTTCTGCCAAGTGTTCATGTTGCCCCAGTTGGCAATTATTGCGCCAATCTCGAATAATGCTGCACCCAGTGTCCCAAATATCAGCGCACTCTTTGCTGTAGCAAAATTCAGTGTTGTGAACACCTTAACAAGTGAACCGATTCCTGTTATGAGTTTTCCGGAGAGAGTCAACAACGGTGATAGTGCTGCAGCAATGAGCAAGAATTTCAACACGGTCTCTTGCCCAGAAGCACCCAATTTATCGAACCAGCCTGTTAATTTTTCAATCACAGGAACGACTTTGTCATTCACAAATGATGCAACCTTTTGCATGATTGGTATCAGAGCAGCCCCCAATTGGTACGATGCATACTGAACAGAAGTGCGCATTTGGTATAACGAATCGTCCATTTTGGCCAATTGTTTCACTTGGTCATCCGAAAAATAGTTCATTTGGGCGAATTCTTCCCGGAATTTGGTTAATTCCTGTTCCCCTGCGTTAATACTTGGGATGAGTTGGTTAGCAATCCTATCACCAAAAATTTCGTTGGCATATGTCATCTGGAGAGTTTTATCTTCAACTTTGGATAACGCATTCAGCAATGCGTCAAACATTTCTTCTTGATTCGCAAAATCGCTCATGGAGAGTCCGAGATTCTCAATGGCTTTTGCTGCTTCATTCGTTTTTCCAGATGAAAAATCCAAAAGAGCAGCACGAGCACGCACCAAACCTTTCTGAAAGTATTCAAAATCAATTCCTGTCTGTACAGCCACGTATTGCCATTCTTGAATCTTTCGTGTGGACACTCCCAATCGTTGGGATAAATCATCAATCTCTGCTCCTGCAGAGGCAGCATCCATACCGAGTTTGGCCAATCCTGTTATGGCAGCCGTTGCGCCCAATGAGACACCACGCAAGGAATTCCCCAATTTGGTTACATTAGCCCCCAATTTGGATATGCTTTCAGAGATTCGAGTGAATTTGAGTTTGTTTATTTCTTCAAGCCGTTGTTGTGCAAGTTCGGCTTTGTTTTCCAATTTGATAAGTTCAGTTTGAAGTTTTACATACTCTGCTGTATCGGTCTTGCCTGCGGATTCAAACTGACGCAATTTATCTCGCACTTTTTCGGCACTTGCTTCTGTTTTGGCAAGTGCCTCTTGTGCCAGTTTTTGGGCTTGAGCAAACTTGGCATTGTCCCATTTCAGAGTTAAGGATTTTTGGAGTTCCTTAATCTGCTTGGAAGTTTGGTCCACAGACTTCTGGGCTTTGTTTATTCCCTTGATGAATTGTGTGGTGTCCGCACCTATTGTGACTGTAATACTCTTGTTTGCCATTTTCTACCCTTTCGACCATTTCCGTATGTCTTCTGTTGACATAGGCTTGATATGGTGTATTCCTTGTCGCTGTGCTTCTTCTTGTTTTTTGGAAGCAATAAACTCTTTGAATTCTGCAATACGATATTGTATCAGCAAGCACTGTAAATCCGTGTAATGAAGTCTCTTCATCATCGAATCTGATATTCCGTACTTGACACAATCCCGTACTTGTTGCAAAAATCTTGGCATAGCCAGAGATTCAGGCTTGGGAGATTCGTATGCTTTGACGAATTCCCAGAGCCTTAACAATTCCCTGCTATGCCGAATCAGTTTTTTTCAACCGAGCCACCAAAAATTGAATTAAACACATCGACGATAGTGGTGATGAGTCTCTCCAAATAATCCAAATCGTTCATGGAGAATAACTGGAGAAATTGCTTAAAATTGAGTTCTGTCTCTATGTAACAGTACAAACCTTTGAGCATGCTTGTTACCACAGCAAGATTGCAATCTTTTTCAGCAATCTTGACTACACGAGAACAGTATGATTGCAAGTCTTCTTTTTCGGCTTGCTTGGGAAAATTCTGTTCCCAACGCTGTTCACTGAATATCGACTCATCCACATAGATTTTGATTTGACCTTCTGTGGATTGAATCTTGCCATCAATGAGTTGTTGCTGCAAAGTAGGAAGGGTGGCTGCTATCATTGGTTAACTCCTTATGCGGATGCCATTTTGGGCACAGGAACTGTATCCCCGAATGTTGCATAACCAGCATCGTCTGGCCAGCAGATAACTCGGGTGGCATACAGTTTATTGCCCTTGGCATCAATGTAATCGGTCTCTCCCGATGATGCTTGAATCGGCGTACCATAGACTGTGAGAGGAATCGACACAATGTTGGTGTTGATGCTGTCCGTCTTCTGGGACACCGTTGTACTCGGACGGGAAGTCGTTACATTCAGCAACCAGCACTTGATGACATCAATGTCACCCTTGTCTGTGCCGTCCACTTCCATGCCTTCCAATTCAACGTAAATGTTGATAGGAACTTCACCAACTTGGCGAATATCCGCAACACCGATAGCCAAAGGCTGTTTGCGCCTTTGAGAGACTTCAAAATCGTCGAACAGAGACACCATATCCAATGAACCCGTGTAGCCTTTGTCATTGGGAAGTGCAAGAATGACTTCACCATCCCCATAGATTTTTTGCTCATTGAAATCAGCGTCAAGTTTGAGCGCATCGGACTTGCCGATGGATTTGATTTCCGTCGGATTCGCAAGCGTGCAATACTTGGCATTCTTTACATTGAACAATAGCACGTTCTTGTATTTGTTATCAGGCATTTTTGATTTCTCCTTGTATTATTTCAACTATTTTGTTTTCATTCTTGGCAAACGTTTTGCGCAGGAATGGTTTGCCCTTGCTGCTGTATTCCAACAAGTTGACAATTGGGATATTCTTGGGAGTCAGGGACAAATTGTACAAGTATCGAACATTCTTGTATTTCGTGGTACGAACCCACATTGATTTGGTTTTGCCAGTCTTAACAGGAGTTGCCTGTTCAAACTGATCAAGCATGTAATCCGCTGCAATGTCCAAACCTTTCTCTTTGGCAGCATATACGGATTCTGACACCTCTTCAAGAATGTCCTTCAACTCACCTGAAAGCCCAGCCAAATCTGTTGTAGCCATTCTAACCTCCCCAGAGTTCAAATGAGAATGTTGTCTCAATACAATCTGCGTCTTCATCGTACGGCAATTGTACCATCTCATAGCATATGTTGTTCTCTTCAAGAATCAACTTGACTGCTTCTGAAAGATAACCAGCATTCTCATTGTTACCATTGCCTGCCTCATGGCAAATCACATCACAGGTGCTTTTCCGGAAGAATCCGAATCCGTCCCCATAGAATCCGTTGTTGACAACATCAGAACGATACACAATGTAATCAGACGGCATGCTGTTCAAATCAGATTTGACTGAGTTAAGATACAGCACTTCATCGTACTTATCATTGAGCGGTTTCAGTATGTTGTACAATTTCAAATCGAACTCTTTGGACATTATTTCCCACCTGTTAACAGTTTTGTGATTGTGGAACTCACATCAGTCTTGCAGACCAACTTAACATATGCCAGAGTGTGACCTTTGGCAGGTCGTACGACTTCATATGGTTGTGTTCCTTTGACAATGTATTTCTCTTGTGTATAATGAACTTTGGGAATCTCGAATACGGCTGCCAATTTGATGTTGCTTCCTGCCGCAGAATAGTATTCCTCTTGGCCAACATCTTGTTCATCGGCATACACATCCTGTTGTTTGACAATCTTGGTTTCACGTTTGCCTGTGGCAGGATTCGTGACAGTGTCAATGTCAACAAGTGTTATTCGGGTATTGTATCCCATTTCATTTTCCCTCCGAGATATAGAGTTGATTGGTACACAGAGTGGCTTTGATGGACGCATAGGACTTTTCGTACTTCTCACTGTCGGAATTGTATAATCCGAACTTGGCCAAACAATATGTTCCTATGGCCATGAGTATTTGAGAATCCACAGTCGCCAGCGTCAGGCTGTCAGCAAAATACTTGGGCAGCACCCCAGCAACTTTCAGATTCTGAGCAGAAGCATCGATGTAATCCATGATTTCATCGTCGAATTCCGTGCTTGTCTCACGCAATCTTAACTTGATGCGTGGAAGTAGATTCTGAGCAAATTGAGACATGCTGCCCTCCTATGTTATGCTTGTGCTGCTGTAAGCGTGATAGCGACAGTCTTCTTTCCGGAAGTCTTGTCAGCGGAAGTTATCTCAATTGAGCCACTTCCATCTGTGTATCCTGCCGCAGTTGCCGTGTAGGTGTATGTGCCTACATCCATGTAATACTTGCCATCTTCTGCTTTGGGTATGACAGAGCCACTGCCATTCTTAATCGTAACATTTGCAGACGTGGGAGTGAGCGTCAGCGTTACAGCAACTCTGTATTGGTCATTGTAATGCCTTAATACGTCTTCAACTCCGTTGTATGCGCTGGCTTTGGCTTTGTTCGAGAGATTATGCAAGAGTTCGTTCAATTCTGTTGCCAAACTCATATCGCCAATCCTCCTTAACCTTTCTTGATGAGAAGAACGCCGTACGGGTCAATGAGTTTGCCGTCCGCAATGAGGATGACTTTGTTTTTGATTTCGTTGGTATCGTTATCAACCCAACGAGCAGAAGTCATCTGCATGTTGCTGTTCCAACCATAGTTGCTCAAATCTGCGAATACCGCAAAAACTGCGCCCACGTCAGCGTTGTCATAGTTGGGGAGAATGTCGTCTTCAACGGTCTCGACAGTTTTTCCGCCGAATCTGTAAACTTCTGCGCCGTCAATGCCGTAATTGACACGACCAATGGGCTGCTGAACATCGTCAACCATGCCGTCGATGTAACCATCGAATGTGCCCTGTGCCATGAAGAATTCACCATTGCGGTATGATTTCTTCATTGCGCCGAAAACCTTCTTTTTCCATGCCGTCCACGATTTGATGTCCGCTGCCGCAAGCGTGATAGTGTTCTTTGCGGGAACACGACTGTCTTTGGTGATGCCGAGCGGTTGGCCAGAGCCACTGCCGTTCATGATTGCTACATCGATTGCGTGCGCCATTGCTTCAACTGCAAGGGAAGTAAACAACTGCTGGAACATTTCCAACGTGGTGACTTCCGTAAGGAGAGTCTGAGCAACTTTACATTCAAGTCCGTAATAACTGAACGTGATTTTGGTGTTTGCTTGGATTTTCTGCAGGTCGGATTCAGACGTGCCAGTGTCCGCCGTAATCCAAGTTGCGACAGGTTTGAGGGTGAGAATAGGAATCTGAACACCGCCTTGGATGTTGAGTTTACGCACCTTGGCGTACAGACTGCCGTATTCGGACATTTCTCTGATGATTTCGTTGAGAATGGTAGTCGGGATAACCGCACTTGCGTCGGAAGTTTTGGTGATTGCATTCGCACGGAATTTGGTAGGGATTTGAGTGCCATGCTGGCAATATTCCATGAATGCTTCCCTGTACTCAACCGAATCATACACGTCAACCGATTTGCGTGCTTTGGGCGATTCTGTGGGTTGGGCAGTGATTACACTGCGAGTGCTCTGAGAAGATTCCTCTTCAGGCTCTTCCAAATCGTCGCTGTTGGTAAGGATGCTTCTTTGCGCTTTTGCTTCCATCTCAATCTTCTTATTGAGTGAACGGATTTGCTCTTCCGTGCTGTTGATGTCTGCTTCAAGAGCGTCAAGTTCTTCATCCTTGCATGTTGCCAACTTGTTGCGGAGTTCTTTCAGTTTCTCGACTGCTTCCGCTCTGAGTTTTTTGAGATTCATAAAGTTTGTTCCTCCAAAAAAATTTTTGTTTGTAACGACAATCTCTGCCGTCTGTATTTGACTCGTTTTGCACTATCCAGTGCTTGTTCTGCTCTCTTCTCCAAGTCGGCAAAACTCCGAGCGTATATCTCTGTGTCATCATATGCGGGAATGTCCACCGCACTGATGTCCCAAATCCTTTTGAATTTGGTTATGCGTGAACGCACATAGGTGTCCGCATATTCTTCAATAACCCCATCCGAATCCGTGGTGAATGCGAATGACATCTTGTCGATGAGTCCTTCTTGAATCATCTTGAACAAATCTCGTCCTGTCTGGGTGTCAATGAATCGTGCTTGAAATTTGAGCCCAATATCATCAACATTCAATTGAAGACTCTTGTTACGAGTTCTTGCAACAATGAATACAGAATCGTCGTGATTGTATTTCATCGGGACATCTGTCATGTCTGCGTTATCCGCAGCCCCACGCTCTATGATTTCATAGAATTTCATTCCGCTGCGGGATTCATACAACAAAGTCTCCTTGTTGAATTTGAAGGCATAACCCTCTACAATCATGTCTTCAACTTCTGTGCCGTCTTCAGCCTTTCGTTTCAGAATCTGTGACTTCACTGGAAGTGTCATTCTCAGTGTTTTTTCCACTTGTCTTTCCTCCGTTCCCTGTGGTGTTTTCCACAAAGTTTTTACTGTATTGATATATGTCGCCACCTTCAATGGGGGTGTCCCCAAACCACTGGCGAATCTCATTGCGGTTATACAACGCTCCATCCAGAGCAAGTTTTACCATTGCAATCTTATTGTTGGGACTCATGAATGTCATCTGATTCACACTTGATGCGATTCGATTCCCATAATCCAACTCTGTATCCGTGAATAACTTGATGTTGTAGTTTTGCTCCATATCGTTAAGCATAGGAGCCACCATGCCATCATGGAATGCTTGCCAAGTATCAGAATTGTATTGGGATAACATTATGTCATTATTCATACCAAAATAACGATACACATAATCCCGAACTTCTTTCATTTGTTCAGCATCCGTTATCTTTCCGGAGTATTGAATGGGAATGAAGTCGAACTTGTTATCAATCATGCCAATTCCACCAGAATTGCTTGCACGCAAATAACTCTCTCGGAACAACTTTTCTTGCTTGGCCAAATCATCAGGGTCAATGGTATTGGCATGTTTCAAAATACCCTTGATTTGTGCTCCGTTTTTAAGACTCGCATCCAACGATATGTTCATTGTATTCTGGAGTCCCACATCTGTCTTCAATGGAGCATTGGTCTCACCGAATACGTCATTGCGATAATAGAACCTGCGAATGTGAACAACATCAGAATATGGTACAACTATATGTTGCCCATCTTCAAATGTGAACTTATAAAACAAGAACCCAGCGATTTCACGACATTCTGTTTCACTGGATATAACAGGCAACAAGGCAATGGGATTCCCTCTGTCATCTCGTTGTATCCATTGATATGCGTTGTTGTGGATGAGCAAGTCAGTCATGAACTTGTACTGAATTTGACTCGGGGTCATGAAGGAGTTCGGCTTGATTGTCAAGAGTTTGTTGATTCTATCGTTGACTTTGGCAAAATCCTTTCCTTCACCTCTCACGTGCTCAAATCGAACCATTGACACATATGTAGCAATTTTATCTACAATTGAACGCACAAGGGAGTTGGCGTACAAATCCTCTCCCCAAGGCATGATTTCACTTGGTTGTCCGTTCAAGAACCGAGCCTGTGTTGTAGGCTTGTCAGATGGTTTTATTTTGAACAGTTTGCTGAAAAATCCCATGGAATTCCCTCCATATTTTATTATACTGTTATTCCCCCAGATTTTTTCTCTTCAGAATTCCTTTGTAGTTTTCCCATTGGCGATACATAACAGTTTTGGCGTTAAGTGTTGCCAGAGTTCCGTCGATTCGTTGACGGGAATTCTTTTTGTCTGGTCGCCAGTTATCGTTTGCGTCCTTAACAATTGCTGTGTTACAGAAACACCAACGAGTCATTGGGTTGTTGTTGTAATTGTATCGTTTGGCGCATATATCAGCCCCAACATCTTTCATTGGCGTGCTCAGAGTATAACCGCCTTGGGCAACTGCTTCACCACCAGTGAATCCGTGGTTAATCATGTCTGTCTGCCAATAATCCGTCAAGGCTCTGTCATAGCCGAACCATATGGTGTGGATTCTATATTCCTTTTCCATTTTAACGAACCATTGGGTGATGTCTTCATACTTGACTTGGTCAGAATCACACAATGTTAACCAACCTTGTTCAGCCCATACATCATATGGAATCTTGTCTTCCTTGATTTTCCTTTCAAGCCCGATTCGTGGCAAGAAGTATTGGGCAATCTCGTATGTGCATGGGTCATCCTTGGTCTGGAGCAGAATCTTGGCAGCAGATAAGTCCCCTCTGTTGGACAAGTCAACTCCCCCAACGCCATAATGCCCTGCGAACCACTTCAAGTCATATGTTGCGCTGTTCATTACATCTTCAACGGACAACCAACTCTCTGCGGTGTTCTCTCTTATGTTGAAGTCCTTGGTTAATACTGTGGATTTGTACTTCTTTTCATTTGTGGCTCTGGTGACTTCCTTCCGGAGCCAATCCACGGATTTTGTGATTCCCAAACTCGGATTGGCTTTTATCCAGCAGGACTCGTCTGTCCACTCTTCTCGGGAGTCAAGTTCATACACGAATGCCAAGAACGATTCGTCTTGTACCACCCCATTGAGCACGTCTTCTGCGTAAAAATACATGTCATCATAGATATTCTCACGCACGAATCCTGCTGTGGTTATTGACCACATAATTGGCTGACGACGTGCGGATTGGGATTGCTTAACTACATCATACAGGTTGCGGTCTTTCAGAGCATGTAACTCGTCAACGATTCCCATGTGAGCGTTGAGTCCGTCCAATGAACCAGAATCTGATGCCAAGGGAGTGAATGTGCCAAAATTGGGGTAGTAATATATACAGTTGTTCTTCTTGTCCAACTCGTTCTGGAGCGCAGGACTCTGTTTACGCATGTTATCGAATGCTGTGAACAGAATCTTGGCTTGGTCAAGTTTGGTGGCAAGATTCCTGATTTGTGGACCGCCTTCCCCATCCCCTATCAACATGAATCCTGCTTCCCCAGCAACCCATGTTGTTTTGCCGTTTTTTCGTCCGACGATGACAAGGACTTCCTTGTGCTTGCGATAACCTGTGTTCTTGTCAACGAATCCGAACACTGCTTGGTGTATGGCTTTCTGCCACAACAAGAGTTCTATCTTCTGGCCAATCCATTCTCCCTCAAACTGCCGACAATAACCTTCAATGAACTCAATCCCAATATTGGCCAAATCTTCATCGAACACCCATGGGTCTTTGGGGTGCTCCATAAGGTCAATCAGGATTTCCATCTGTTTATGTATCTTGCGACAGACTTTGATTTTTCCGGAATTTATGTATTCCCAGTATTGCTTGATGTAGTTCATTTTCTGTATTTGTTGCGTGCTTCTGCGCCTTTGGTCATGAGTGCTTCAAGAGCAGATGTTTCTTTGTCTTTCTTCCCGATAGATGTTCCTTTGGGGTTGGCAAGTTTGTTAAGTTCCTTGAGAACTGCCATGTATTGTTGTACATAACGCAGATGTAACTTGGCCATGGGGCTTTCACGCTCATACACTGTTGCGCCTTGTATAAACATCTCTGAAACAGAATCCCGTTGAACTCTCCTTTCAATTGATGCAATTTCCGCCTTCAAAAATGCAGCACGCTCCAGAATATTATTCACGAGCAACATGTTATTGTTCCCGCAGCGTTCAGCGGTGTATATCTTTCGCAACTTTTTCAGTTCATTTTTGCGCTCTTTTTCTTTCAATTCCGATTCCTGAGCGTTCTCAAGTTCTTTTCGGGCTTTGAGCGATTCTGCTTCTGCTCGGAGTGCCTGATATTCTTCACTTGCATAATATGCAACTTGCGTCTTTTCGTTAGCCATGTATGCTATCCCTCCAGAAATAAAAATAAATGGGCATAATTGCCGATAAATGGCTATAACTGCCGATAAAAGGCGATATGTGCCAAAAATTCTTCCTATTTTTTCGTACCTATCCCCCTGCGGTTAATCGCAGACAAAAATTTTTGTTCCCCAGGGGGGGTTGCTTTGATTTCTCCTGTGCTCGCATCCACGTAAAATCCGTCTGCTATGTTCTGACACCCATGGTTCATTCGATTATGAATGATGTTATGACACGTGGGACATACAGCCATGAGATTCTCCTCCCCGAATGCCTTCTTGGGGTTGTTGTAATAGTCATCGCCTTGTAACTCTTCAATGTGATGAACTGTGTTAGCAGGTCTCCCGCATATCTCGCACAGATAATGCTTGCTGGCAAGATACGCTTGACGACATTGTTTCCACTTGGATGAAGTATAGAATGGGTGTACCTTCTTTTCGTATTTCATTGTTCTTGCTCTCCAATGATATCATACACTTGTTGTCTTAACTCCGGACTCCAATTGCATAATCCCATTTGGGATAACCGCACAATGTTACAATATGGAATCCCTTTGTACTCAAATTCCTTGGTCTCTTGAATCGCCATATCCTTGGTGTATAAACTCACATCAGACTTCCAAGCAATCTCGTTGGGCTTTTTATAAACAAGATTCAAAGGGACTTTGCTTCCTTTTGCGCCTGTTAACCCCATGAGCCATGCACACAGGATTCGTGCTTCTGCTTCACTGTTCATAATGTAAATTATTGAATGGTCGAATCCTACATAATTGCCGTTGGGCTTTGTTTCGTTATAAACTTGGCGCAGTGTACCCCAACTCACTTTCCGGAGTTCGGTATTCTTGAATAGACAGTACACGATTATTTCTGGTCTGTCTGCGCTCTCTTCCAATTGTTTACGATACAAATAATATGCCATGGGTGGCGTAACCATACACAAATCACCGTTAAGGATTCGACCACACGCAGGACACACAATATTTTCATCGTTGCAAAATACACACATGTTTACCTCTTTGATATTTTCAATGCCTCTTTCGATATTTTCAATGCCTTTTGGCTCTCTTCACCATTATTATATAGATGTTCCCACAAAATTATACTGATGTTCCGCAAAAATTATATAGATTTCCCACCAAAATTATATACTTGTGGTCAAAAATTATATACTTCTGGGAAATTTGAAAAATTCCGTTTTACCGCTGAAACAAATCTATATAATTTTTCCCCATATCTATATAATAAATTTATACTTTTGGTCCTCGGGCGGGGTATATTATTATATAGAAGTGGCGTAAAATTATATAGATATCAATCGTCTATAAAACGGATTTTTTTCGATTTCCCACTTCTATATAATTTTTGCCCACAACTATATAATTTTGCCCAATCATCTATATAATTTTGCCCGAACATCTATATAATTGAAAATTTTTTCCAAAATCCCAAAAATTTTTTGAATTTTCTCCATAAAAATACTTTACTTTTGGACGATTCGGGAATATAATCAATAGTGTAATAAATGAAAGGACGCAAGTCCGGAGGAGATAAAAATGAAACAAAGTTTTTACAAGACAACCGATGAAACGATTCTTGCAGGTGTTGTTGACAGAATCTACAACGATGAAATTGGCGGAAGAGAAAATCATTATTACGATACCAATGAAATGCTTCCGATAACTGAAGAAGAACTCATCAATCGTGCTGTATGTGAGATTCTCAAATCCAAAACCGTGCTTTGGACGGAACGTGGATTCGGTATTGAGCCCAAACACGTCAGATTCATAGGCAAAGAAAGAGTGACTGAAATAGTCGAACACAGAATCAAATACCGCCATGAGAAAGAAGGCGGTTGGATTTGGGAAGAATAAACAAAACGAATCCGAGCGGTGGCGGATAATCCACCGCAAATAACCCCACCAATAATATTGATAATATAAGGAGATAAAACTATGAAGAACACCTATTCAATTAAAGCAATCAAAGAATTTATTGACAACGTAATCACCAAACACAATATCGACCGCAACGAACTCGACAACCAAGGCGCAGTGTATTATTGCAACGGCAATGATGGAACTGACTTTGATTTTGAATGTAACTACCGCACATGTGAATTCTATGTATATTGGAAGAACGGTGACGGTGCAATCAAAACCACTGTAAACAGGGAAAACATCCATTGCTTCATTTACCCCCAAGACAATCCGTATGGCGGAGAATATAAAGAGGAATCTGTCCCGAGTCCCTTTGACCTTGAAGAACTCTGTGCATGGCTCCAAGGAACATTCGACGATAAGAATATTTGGGATATGGCAATCAAAGATTGGGAACTCACCGACATGGGATATGTCCCCAGTGACTGTGAAGACGATGAAGATGAGGAGTGGTAATATGGATATTCGTTTAACGATTCGCAAACTCCTGGCTCTGTCCAATAGCAGCAACGAAAATGAAGCACAGTCTGCCCTGACAAAGGCACAAGAATTACTGGCCAAATATCACCTGAGCATGGATGAAATCAAAGACGCAGATGTTGACCATAACGTCATTGAAGAAACAGCAGATAGGAAAGCCCACAGAACTCCTTGGAAACATCGCTTGGGACGTGTAATCGGAACTAACTTCAAATGTGACACATTCATTCGGGGATACGATACATATGAGACAATATTCATAGGCAAGCGTGCCGACATCGATGTATGTAAGGAAGTCTACACATCAGCATTACGATTCATTGACTTTTATTTCAAGTCATTCTGGCATAAGACATTGATGGAAAAGCCTTGGCTGAATCTTGCTGATAGCATCTCAATGAAAGCATCATATGCAAACGGATTCATTGACGCACTCAAAAACCGATTCGACGAACAGAAAGTCCAGGCTGACCAAGAGGGCTGGGGATTGGTTCTTGTGAAAGATGCTGATGTGGTTAACTACATGAACACACAATACCCCAATTTGAGAACATCAGTGTCCAGATGCAATCGCTCCGACAGTAACGCATATTACCAAGGACATGAAGATTGTTCATCCAAGTTCGGTGACACAGGTGTCCGCAAAATCAAGAAATGAAAGGAAACTTGTATGAGAGCAAAATTCTTATATGAAACAACAAACCAAGACGGCATAGTCGAATGGTGGTATGAATATCGTGGGTATGAGTATTCAATTGAACCTTATAGCACGAATTGGCCATTATCAGAATTGCATAAGCATGAGAAAAGCAATATCGACGCAAAAATTGAGATGAGTGAAAAACAATCTCATTCGACTTTCAAGAGCGAATCCGCAGACAAGGGATTTGAACTCTTTTGGAAATATCTGGAGGAATAAAATGACCAAACAAGAACAAGTGAAAGAAATACTTGAAGTCATTAAACATTGTAGTGATTACACAGACAGGGATTGCACAGAATGTGACTACCGTCTTTATGGGCATTGCCACAATCAAAAACAATGTGAAGCAGAAGCAATTTACAATGCGGGATACAGACAAACTCCCGACAATCTCGATTACCACCGATACAAAAAGGGATTCGAGAAGGCTTGCAAATTGCTATCTCGATACATGGATTTTGAGATTCCGGAAATACAAGAAAAATTGCTGTCTATGGCGGAGGAAGAGATATGATTGTATATGTGAACAATACCCCGATACAATACATCAATAGGGAACGAGCATTACGAGTAGCCAAACAACACGACACAGTTGTGTTTGGACTTCCCCCAGAGGAGCCAAAATTCCAACTGAGATTTGTTTTTATAAGAATTATAAGGAGATAACACATGGAAAACTACACTGGCATTTTAAGACAACTTGACGCAGACGAACAAGAAGAAATGCGGAAGTACGATATGCGTACTTCTATGAAGACTGATACGGCAGCCAAAACAATCCCCATCACCAACGAGATTATCATTCAAGGATGGTTCACATTCGCTCCGGAATACAGTCATACGAATAACGGAGAAGAATTTTATACAGGAATCCTTGAAGTTCCAAGAGAGTCCGGAACTCACGATAAAATTCCCGTCACAATATCACAATTTTCAATCAATGAAAAACTCCAAACATACCAGACATACCGATTCAAAGGTGAGATTCGAACACGCAATATTCACAATCCCAATACGGATAGAATCGAACTTGAACTGACAGTATTTGTCACTGAACAACTTCCGGTTATTATGGGAGTTGATAACAATAAAGTGGAATTGGAAGGCTATGTATGTAAAGCCCCAATTGGGCGGAAAACCCCTTATGGCAAGAACGTGTGTGACATTCTTTTGGCAGTTAACCGCAAATACAAGAAGTCAGATTACGTGCCATGCGTGACTTGGGGCAGATGTGCTATCAGGTCAGAACATTTTGATGTGGGCGATTGCTTGCATGTATATGGGAGACTTCAAAGCCGTGATTACATCAAAAGACATCCCGATGGGAGCAAAACCACTCATACAACATATGAGTTGTCAATATCCCGATTCGACTTGAAAGGAAACAACAGACATGATAAGTGATTTGGAGATTTTGTGCGAATCAATCGGCAGCGAGATTGATGAAATTGAAAGTGTAATTGAAAAATCACAAGGGTTGACCTCAGATGAGTTGAAGCAACTCCAAACTTGTCTGAAAAATCTTGCCCGATACAACGATTCAGTGTATCATGTGTATGAGTGTTGTCCAGACACAGAATCCCGAATCGGATTGTACGAGCAAATACTTGGGGAGAAGTTAACATGGCAAGAGAAACAAGAACTGCGAATCAAGCACCAAATAGACCTTCTGTAACAGCCACCAAACTGCGTCGATATTACAATTATATACGCAGGGAGCGAGAGTGGTATGCAGACAAATCTTTTGGATTTGAATGGGAATATTGCGACAAGTGGTTAGAATACGCTGATTTGTTGTTAGCCAAGACAAAACTCCTGCATTATGTCGTGTACGATTGTTACAAGATTCAAGATTTGGAAGAACGCTCTGGTTTCAAGACCAGAAACATATTCAGAATCCTTGCAGTTGAAGTCGATTCTGTATATAATGCTCTCCTGAAATTTGAGGAGAAGTTCTACGATGAGATGTGTTGAGGAAGATTATGTCACCAACAGAATTATACCAGAACAACCAGAATCTTGTGTATTATATATACAACAAATCATTTGCGAGATTCCCACAGAACGACTTATACAAGGAAGACATAATACAAGATGGCATGACAGCCTTGTGGATGGCTTGTACAAGTTTTGACGAATCGAAAGGAATACAGCCTACAACATACATATATCCTTGGGTGTACTTCCGTATGTTACACCGAGCAATATATTACACCAAGCATCAGTCTGAAATGGTATCCCTTCAATCAGTCATGATGACCAATGAAGAAGGAGAACTCACCCTTGAAGATTTGTTGATGTCCAACAATCAGTTTGAGGATGAAATATGCGTGAGATATTGTATTGATATGTGTTGTAAAGACATGTCCCATAAGGAACGTCAAATCATGGAATTGTTGGCACAAGGATACACTCAGACGCAAGTCTCCAACCGCATCGGAATATCCCAAGCACAAATATCTCGAATTCTCAACAAGTTGCGTCGCAAACTCACGGAGGAACTTCAAGAATGATACATATGGTTATTGATATTGAGACAACAGGTCTCAACCGATTCAAAGACAAAATCAACATAGCAGGAGTGTATGTTCCGGAATACGATTATTATGCATTCCCTCAGACTCCTAACCAGTTTATGGGACTGTTGGAAAACCTTCCGGAAAAGCCAACCATGTTGTGGGCAAATGGGAAGTTCGATACGCTGTTCTTGGAACAACAATGGGGAATCCCCAAGGAGTACTTGACCATTGATGAAGACATAATGGTTCTTGCGTATTGTTTTGAGATGGGCAAGAGAAAGAGTCTCAAGGAATTGGCCAAGAGGCATTGCGGAGCGGAAGATTGGGACATAAGCAAGAAGGAAAAAACACAAATGTCCCTGACACTTTTGGATTACAACAAGAAGGATTTGTATTACACATGGGAAGTCTGGAAAGAACTTATGCGCCTTGTACATGCTCATACAGAGAAAGACAGAATCCTGCGATTGTATTATGGGCTTGCCTTGCCGTCTTTTCGGATGTACCGAGATGTTGAGAGACACGGAATGCATGTTGACACGGAAAAGATTCAGCAAATGCTTCCGGAGTATTATGCCAAGCGAGATTCTCTTGCAGAACAACTCAAATCCTATGCAGACATCAACTGGAACAGTTCATCCCAAGTGGCAAAAGTGTTCATTGACCAACTTCATATGCCCATACTCAAACGCACCGAGAAAGGCGCAGTGAGTATAGATGGGGAAGCACTTGAAGACTATGCTTATATGGGATACGATGTTGCCAAGATTTTGGTTGAATACAAACAAGTTGTTCGAGATATTGGAATGTTCTTGGAGCCTTGGTTGGACAAATCCATAAACAGTCGTGTGTACCCCACGTTCAATATTGACACTGTGAGAACCGGAAGAACAAGTTGTTCAGAGCCGAATCTTCAACAAGTTCCAAGAGACAAAGCCTTGCGAACTCTGTTCAACGCCAAAGAAGGGTATGTTCTCTTTGAGGCAGATTACAGCCAAGTTGAATTGCGAATCGCTTGCCAATTTGCTAACGAATCTACAATGCACAAGGTGTATAACGAGAATGGCGACATACATACAACAACAGCCCAAGCCATAACAGGGAAACAAGAAGTGACCAAGGCTGAGAGAAGGGATGCCAAGGTTGTCAATTTTGGATTCTTGTATGGAATGTCTGCCAAAGGATTCCAGAATTATGCCAAGACAGGATATGGAATGAGAATAACCGAACAGCAAGCAACTGAAATGCGCAATCGTTATTTTGCGACATACCGAGATTTGCCTGTGTGGTATGAGCACCAAAAGGGTGTATGCAAGCGTGACGGCGGAGTGTACACATTATTTGGTAGATTCAGGGAATTGTCCGACATATATTCCAACAACTACAAACTCAAAAGCGGAGCGGAGCGTTGTTCATTCAATACCCCAGTTCAATCGACTGCGAGTGACATATTGCTATCCGCCGCCATTGAAATAAACGATTGTCTCCCCGATGTGGACATTGTATGTACAGTTCACGATTCTATCCTCATGGAAGTACCAGAGGCAAAGAAGGATGAATATCTGGAGCGAGTTCGCAACATAATGCTTCACCCCAAATTGCTGGATTTATTTGGTGTAAAATTGAATGTGCCACTTGATGTTGACATAGGGGTTGGACCATGGGGAACACATTAAACAGGAGGAAAATATCATGTCAAAACTTATTGTAACATTTGGGGATTTGCCCCGAGTCGTAAAACGCACACAAGGCAAATCAAGTTGCTGGGAGTGTAAACACTGTCAGAAGAAGCACAGTATGCGGGGTGGAAACACATATTTTTGTGATGCTCGTCCCGGAGTAGATATGTTCACAAAAAGGAATTTCCCTTGGGACAACACCAGTTGCGGTTGTTATGAAGAAGATGAATAACCAAGAACGTGGAAAATCATTCGAGATTGAATTCTGTGAGTATCTTCAATCACAAGGTTATTGGGTGCACTACATGAATCCATCCAGAACAGGTGCACAACCATTCGACATATTGGCGTTACGAGATAACGACATAATGTGTTTCGATTGCAAGACTCTTGCTGGTTCCCGATTTCACTTGAATCGGATTGAGCCCAATCAAGAATTGGCATTCAAGTCGTTGAATGCTCATGGAATACAAAACACATATTTTGTTATTGCCCATAAGGGTGGGTGGAGTTTATTTCCTTCCCAATCCCTGTTGGCTGAAAAGGATTCCGGAACAAGGAGCGTGAAAGTTGATGACCCAATGTCACATATCTTCCAAGTTATTGATAGAAAACTGTCCAAATGAGATTATAACTTGGGCGCATCAGAATCTTGAGTATGACAATCCCGAGTTCTACAAAGCCCAACGCATGAACAAGTGGACAGGCAACATTCCGGAGCAGATTGTACTTTGGGAAAGAATTGGTTCCGGACTTGTGCTTCCCTATGGTGTATGTAGAGAGTTGTTTCAGCGATTCGGAGGAATGCTCCAAGCGATTCCGCATATGTCAATTGGGGAACACGTTGACTATCAGAGTCACATCAAGTTGTATGATTATCAAGAATGGGCAGTTCGACAAGCCCAACAAAACCCGAATGGTGTAATTGTTATGCCTTGCGGAGCAGGCAAGACTCAAACTGCGCTTGAACTCATATCCCGAATCGGTCTCCGGACTCTCTGGATTACTCATACACACGAACTGTTGAACCAAAGCAAGAAACGAGCCGAGGACTGTTTTGACATCAATCCTGACACTATGGGAACGATAACATCAGGCAAGATTGATGTTGGGACAAGTATAACATTTGGGACTGTTCAGACTCTTGTGAGCGTTGATTTGAGAGACTATAAGGATTACTGGGATGTTATTGTGGTGGATGAATGCCATAAGGCGGTTGGAACACCAACCAAATTGATGATGTTCTACAAGGTTGTGTCACAACTCAACGCACCATATAAAATCGGTATCACAGCAACACCCAAGCGGTCAGACGGATTGGAAAGAAGTATGTTTGCTCTGTTGGGTGAGCCCATATGTGAGATTCCCCAGAGCGCAGTGAACTCACACACTGTTCCTGTCATGGTTCAACGAATCGACACTGAATACTATCCCAACATACACAATCCCAAGATATTCAATATGGATGGAACACTCAATTATGTCGGATTGACTAACGAGATTTGTGCGGATTCGGAGCGGAATGCCCTGATATGTGACGTGTTGTCCCGATTGGATAGCCCTTGCTTGGTGCTTTCAGATAGAGTTGAGCATTTGAAGCAACTACAATCCATGCTGGGTGAAGGGGTTGTCATATCTTCTCAAGACGTGAAAAAAGCCGATAAGGAAAACAGGAAACAATCCATGGGAATGCTTAACTCCGGACGGATTCGTTATTTGTTTGCGACCTATCAATTGGCCAAGGAAGGCTTGGACATACCCACATTGAAATATGTGGCGTTCACCACACCCAAAAAAGACAGCATAACAGTTATTCAGGCATCAGGCAGAGTGAGTCGTCAAGCCCCAGGCAAGACCCAAGGCTGTGTATTGGATTTTGTAGACTCCCGATTCAGCATGCTGGACAATTATTGGAAGTGCAGACAACGAATATATCGTTCCAAAAAATACAAAATTGTACAATAAAATACTTTACTTTTTGAAAAATCAGGAATATAATCATAGCAGAATGGAGGCAACTACAATGCTGTATAAACAATCGGATGTGCCATATTGTGGCGTATCTTATGACAACATTCAGAATTCAAATCCCCAAATAAACAGGAATAATTTTGGGATTCTGTATTATTACATTCAAGAACGATACAAAATACATGTATTGAAGGACGTGTATGGCGTTCAACCACCTTGGACCAAAGACCCAATCTTGTACAAATACCGATTTACCAACATTCGACGAGAACATGACCGTGAGACACGGTGGCTTGCTAACAACATATGCCTTAACTCGATGGACGTTGAGAACAAAATTGCGAACATCATACTGTTTCGCATGATAAATAAAAGTTCCACCTGTCAGCACTTTATGCCTTTGGATTTTGGGCAACCGATAAACTGGGAACCCATAATAGCCGTTAACAACTCTGAACATGAAGGTGCTCTGTTCACTAACGCATTTATGGTATCTGGTATGTTGTCTGGCTGCCGCAAGTTATTACAACAGCCCAAAATGGATGCATTGTATGCTGTTGTAGCCGTGGTGAAACAATTCTGGGACAACGGGAAGATACACCATCTGGCATCCATACAAACGAATCCTCAAGAATGGTGTGAAGTTTTGAGGGGATTTGGTGCTATGGGGGATTTCTTAACATACCAAATATGGGTGGATTATACCTATTGTCCCGAATGTCCTTGGAGCGAAAATGAATTTGTCGTGGCAGGTCCAGGATGCAAAGCAGGATTGAACTACATATTCACCGATAGGGGTGGTATGACTTATGAAGAGTGTTTATTCTGGTTGCGCAATAACTGGGATTCACTCTGTAAACAATACGGATTCAACTGGAATCCCAATGAACTGTTTATAGATTTGCCACCACACGACCGATACATGAATGTTATGTCATTGGAGAACTGCATGTGTGAGTTAAGCAAATACATGAAAGGATTGAACAAATCAGGAAGATTACGAGCAACATATGTATATCATGGAGGAGAAACACACAATGAAAATTGATAGGGATTTGTTTTGTGAAGCACTTAATTTGGCACAAATGTACGCAGACAACAACAGCACATGCACCAAGACATCTGTTGGTTGCGTCATAATCAAATACGAAACAGAATACCACAATGGCGTTCTGCTGGGGATTGGCGCAAACAGCGGAGAAGAGAATTGCAAAGAACTCGGATGTTTACGTGTAAGCATGTACGGAGACAACAGCAAATCTCATCGCAGCACTTGCCGTTGTAAGCATAGTGAAATCAACGCTCTTGCATGTGCTGAATCCCAACACCGCAGCGTGAAAGGTGCTATGGCGTTTGTCACTCGTTATCCTTGCATCAATTGCGCCAAAGCCTTAACCAAAGCAGGAATCAAGAAAGTCGTGTATGGGCGACAATTCCCCATTGAGGAAGAGACAAAACAATGGTTCGATTCGCATGGTGTGGAGTACTACCATATGAAAGATTGGGCAACTGATACAGTTATTCGTGACACAAACAACTGAGGTGTATTATGACACTTGAACAATTGGTCTCCATATTCGGGGACAACCAATTCAAATTGTGTAATGGCAAACGAGCAATTGATTCTCAACTTCACTCCAAAGCGGAAGCAGAAGAATGGTTGGCGCAAGGCAAGAATATCGGATTGTGGTGCCCTGCTGGATTCGTTATAATCGACATTGACGATGTCAACATGGCAGAACGATTCGCAATGATGACTTCAACTCTCCGTTGTAAGACTCCCCATGGGATGCATTTCTACTTCCGGACTTCTCTCAATATCAGGCAAGTCGTAAACGGACATTTACCTGTCGGGTTGAGATGCGATACAAGAGTTGCGGGAAAAGGTTATTGTCTGTTGCCCTACAACTGCAAAGACCGTGAATGGATTGAGGGGGAAGTGGAAGAACTCCCATATTGGGCGGTTCCGCTCAATGTGCAATCCAAATCAGACAGTTATGTAACAGTGGGGATGAAAGAAGGGCAAGGACGCAATGATGCTTTGATTCGTCAGGCTATGCGTCTCAAATCCGCAGGATTCTCTGAAGAGAACATTGCATTCACGCTTGGACTTATCAACACATACGTATTCGACGAACATCTTGATGGTTCAGAGATGAAGTCCATCATCAACAATGCCAAGTCGTACACGGGATTGTCAAGGGATTCGCAACTTGATTTCCGAATCTATGGTGGGAACGGAGCAGTCGTGTCCATCAACCATAAAGCCATTGTGGACTATCTCATTGCAAATCACCCCATGTTTACATTGGGCGGTTCTTTGTACTATTACCAGAATGGTGTATTCGAGAAGAACGAAATTGCCGTCAAAGACCTTATCAAGAGCCTGATTGATGAGCCCAAATACCAGAAGCAATCTCAAATCAACGAGATTCTCAAGTTATTGATGGACGACCTGCGAATACAATTTGAAGACAAGTGGTGTAACCAATACAAGAACTTAATCAATTTCAAGAACGGAATGTTCGATGTGGAGACGCAACAATTGCTCCCGCATGACCCAAAATATTTGAGCACAATCCAAATCCCGAATAACTATGTTGAGAGCGATTTGGACATCAACGATGTTCAGTTTATGGATTTCCTCCGGAAAACTGAATTGCCCCAAGACGACCTGAACATGATTCTGGATTACATCGCATATTGTATGACTGTCGGGAACGGAATGAAGTGTTTCATGTGCTTGGTGGGTGGTGGTGACACAGGAAAATCCACGCTGATAAAAATGCTCAATAAACTCGTTGGCAGTCGCAACATAAGCAGTCTCAGCATACAGGATTTATCCAAGCGATTCTACCCATCCCGACTCAAAGACAAACTGGTGAACAGTTGCGCTGATAACAGCAGTATCGCATTGGATGATATTGGCAACTTGAAGAAGATTACAGGCGATGATGAGATTATGTATGAGGACAAGGGCTGCACACCATACTTCTTTACATCGTTTGCCAAGTTGATATTCTCGTTCAACACTATGCCTTTGCAGTTGGAAGAGAAGTCAGACGCATTCTACAATCGCATGAGAATCCTGGAGATGAACCATAAACTTGTGCTCACACAACGCTATGTTGATGACTTGTGCAGTGAAGAATCCATCTCAGGATTGATTCCGCTCCTTTGCAAACGCTTGAAAACCATGAAACGAATCCTGCCGTCTGCCAACAGCAAGTATCTGTGCGATAGACTCCGCAGCGAATCCGACAGCATCCATGCGTTCTTGAAAGAGGGAGGAATCTCTGTGACCAATAATTATGGGGACTACATATACCAAGACGATTTGTATGATGCATACTCACGATTCTGTATGAAAGATGACCGAGTTCCCCACAAGCGCATCAATTTTTATCGGTGTTTGGAAACACTCGGATTCGTGTTGGCTACACATGAAGGGAAGAAACTTTATGTTGGCGTGAAAAAAATTTCATGAATCTGTGCAAAAATACTTTACTTTTTGCGTCGTCAGGAATATAATCAGTAGTGTAGTATGAAAAAGGGCGATTGCCCAAAGGAGATAAAAATGAAAGTAAACAGTAAAGAACAAGCGTGGGTAGAGGCAGATAAACTTTTCCCGACAGATTATATCAAAGACGAGAAGAAAAGCGATGCAGCAGGTTACGACATATATTACAGCACCTGCGACGGTGTAAACGCTTGGATAAGCGATTTAGAAGACAGATTAGAAGTCAACCTTGCAACAGGCGAAACGGTCAATATTTGGATAGAAAACGAATCTCAATTCAAGGAATACCAAATAAGTGATGCGCTCAAAGTTATAAACAACGCAATATATGAAATTGATGACAATGTTGATAGCAAGTTAGCAGAAGTCACCGGAATAAAGGAAGCAAGAAATAAACTTTATGAAGCATATAAAGCGATTGCGGAAATATTAAAACGACAGCACCCTGACAGTGAATTGTACGCAAGATATAATTTACAATACGCATGACCGTTGAAGGAGAGCAAAATGAAAATCAATTGGTTCGATGAAGTAAAAACTATGTATGAGGCAGTTGTGTGGGAAGACGACAATAACCTATTGTTAGATGAAGACTACACAACAAAAGCAGAAGCATTTAAGGCTGTTAAGACGTTCAAAAAGCGTTACAAAGGCAAGGGCAAACTTGAATGCTATGTAAGATTTTTCGACTTTGAAAATGACTGGGTACAAGATTACAATTTATAAGGAGATTGAAAGTGAGTAAACAACCAAAACAATTTTTCAGCACATCACAAATCTCGTGTTTCCGAGAGTGCAGACAAAAATGGGATTACAAATACAGGCAAGGGCTGTCAACCAAAGCACCCCAGAGACCTTTGTATTTGGGCTCCACAATACACAGATTGCTTGAAGCAAGAGCCCAAGGGGAACAATGGAGAGATGTGTTGTACAAGGAAGTCCAACCAGAATACGATAACATGCCTGGAACATACCAATCCCAATTGGGAGAGGACTTCATTCAAGTATGCGAACACATTCTGGAACAATACGATGAGCAATACAGCAACGATTCGGATTTGTATGAGATTCTTGGAATTGAGTTACCGCTTAATTTCAAGTTGAAGGGAAGAAAGTTCTTCATCGGATATGCGGACATGCTCATCAAGGAAAAGTCAACAGGACGAATCCTGATTGTAGAACACAAGACGTTCAAAACCACCAAAATGTCCATGGACCAAACTTGGATAAACCAACAGACCGCTCTGTACGCCAAAGTCATCAAAGAGACAATGGGTATATCGGTTGATGGAGTCCTTTGGGACATGATTAAAACCGAATCCCCCGAACAACCCAAGATTCTGAAAGATGGTTCATTTGGGCGACAATACAGCAAGGTGACATTGAAGTCATTCGAGTGGGCAGGAATCCCTGTAGAACGCATTCCGGAATCCGTACTCAATGAAGTCAAAGGCAATGTTCTTAACTTCCTTGACCGATACATCACTCCTATCAATTATGACGCTGTTGAAGTCATATGGAATGAGTATCTTCAATCTGTGGACGAGATTTCACGTGTCAAGTACACCCCCAAAACTCTGGGCAAAAACTGTGACTGGTGCGAGTTCAAGGAATTGTGCCAGTTAAGCATAACAGGTGGCGATGTAGCATACACCAGACAGTTGCTTTTTACCACAAGGGAAGAGAGGGAATCGGCGCAAATCAAGGAATACATCCATACGAATCCCCATTGCAACGCTTGCGTGGAATTTGCACAAGCCAACAACATACAATTTGACGCCAACAATTACGAGATATGTCGCAATTGTGCACATTATCAAAAATATAAGGAGAACAAGAGATGAGTTTTGCTGACAAACTTATACCTGTACAACAATTCAACAACGGGAATCTGCATCTTGTCTATGGACGTTCTGGGAGCGGAAAGACGGCATTCCTTGCGACATTCCCCAACAGCGTGTTTATAAGCATGGGAGACAAAGGCTTGAACACGGTGAAAAACTATCCCAACGTGTCATATTACCCATTTGATTCGGACGCAGAATCGCTCAAGAATCTTATCGACGAACTGGAGAAAGAACCTGATTACAATCAGACATACCATTTTGACACGTTTGGGCTCTGGATTGACAGCCTTGCTGGACAGATGCTCAAAGCAAGCGGAAAAAAGAAAATGACGCTTGAAATGTGGGGAGACCTGAATGTTATGGTCAAGCAAGTTGTGGACAAGATTTACAACCTGTCCAAGACCAAGCGTTGCACCATATCGTTCCATGAAGACGTGCTCAAAGCCCCAGAAGGCTATGACACTGAACTTGCTCCGGAAGTATCCATATTCTGCAACGCCAAAATCGCAAAATACATTTGCGGGAAAGTCAATTATGCATACCATACGAGTATCAAGACATTGACCAACCAGAATGGTCAGCCCCAAAACTTCTTCACCCTTGATGTGGGAACACATCCGTATTACTGGATAAAATGCCAAGTTCCGGTCGGAACGACATTACCAGAGTACATCATCAACCCGACATTCGAGTCAATCCAACAATTGACTCTGTGCAAATAATTTTATATGGAGGACAATATCATGTCACAATCTATGGACCTTGATTTCACAGGTGTAACCACCAGCAACCTTATCCCCGAAGGCACTCATGTAGTGCGTATATCTGCTGCGGATTTCAGCAAAGCACAAACAGGCTCTGACCAACTTGAAGTTGAGTTTGAGAACGGCGATGGAGCCACCCGCAAAGGTTGGTTCTCGCTTGTTCCCCAAGCACTCTGGAAAGTGAAAGGATTCTTGGAAGCAATCGGAATCTCCGCAGATGGAAGAATCAAACTCAACACCAAGAATCTTATCGGCAAATACTGCAAAATTGTTGTAGAACCCGACAAGAATGATTCTACAAGATTCATTATCACCAAGTATCTCAAAGCCGAATCGAACAACACAGTTGCGCCTCAGATGTATGCTCCCGCAGCACCGTTAACATATGACCCTGCTATGATGGCTCCCGCAGGTCCTGCTGCGCCTGTTCAACAGAATGTTCAACCTGCTCCTGTTGCACAACAGCCCACGACTCCTGCACCCGCACCTGCTATGCATTTGCCCTGGGAAACGGCACAACAACCTGCTCAACCCGTGCAGCAACCCATGCAGCAACCCGCAGCACAACAACCCGCATCAATGCCTACACCGCCTTGGCTGGTGAAATAACGAATCCTGGAGGAGTATAACATGAACATACCCAACGACACTGGCAACATGTGGAGATTAGACCGCTATGTTGAATATTACAACATACGGCATTCCCAGAATGATGGAGATGTCCATAATCTCGGAATCGTATGCCAAGACGCAGACCTTGACACAAAAGTGTGGATGGCATTCTTGTATTCGACTTGTTACAGTGTTGCCACGACATGTTTCTTGTTTACGCATTTCCCTTCCATTGAGTATGCCACCGAATCCCGATTGAGACAATTCTGGGCAGAATACAAATCGAAACTCATATTCCAATCCGACAGAAGATATGTGAAGAACATGGATAAATTCTGCGACATAGTTATGTCGTACAAGGAAAAGGTTGCTGGCAGACGGCAATTCGAGATTTGCGAAGAATTGGGGTGGAACCAAACTGCAATCTACAAGTGGTTCACTTCTGTGTATTATTGTGGAAGATTCTCTGCCATGCTATTCATGGAAGCAGTTTACGGCTTGATGGGAAAACCCTTAACACAAGAAAGTTATCTTGATTGGAATTCCTGCAAGACTTGTTCACAAGGATTGCTGACAATCTCGTATCAAGATGACCTTGTAGCGGAAGTAGAACACAGGGATTTCACTCCCCAAGAAATAGAATGCCTCAAAATAACGCTGGAATATGTTATGCGGTACACACAATCCCATCTGGATTACCCAATCAATTTCAGTCGAATAATTGGGTATCTGTGCTCATATTTCAAGTTGTACAAACAAACGAGATATTTGGAATACTACACAGACAGAAGATTGGAAGAACTGCTTCACTACAAGAAGGTGTTCCCAGAGTCACCCCTGTGGGATTACTTGTTTGAGATTCGTTACAAAAATGTTCCTCATAGCATTCTTGGGGAACTGAATGGATGGAGCGGAATCCGCAAAGAGAAGTGTAAGGAATTTGTGACTTATGGCAAAATTGACTGTAATCAACCTTAGAGGCACATCAGGTAGTGGGAAGACGTACATTGTCAAGCAAATCCTGGCTCATGGGAATTGGTCCAGATGGACTGACAGCAATGGAAAAATCCTTGGGTATTACAACGAATCCAATCGATGGGCAATTGTTGGTTCTTATGAGACTCCTTGTGGGGGTTGCGATACAATCAAGACCCAAGCGGAAGTCAAATCCCGAATCTACATGTTGCTTCAATGGGGATACAATGTTCTGTTTGAGGGACTTGTAATCAGTACCATTACACAAGGCTGGCTGGATTTTGCGAACTCAATAAAACCCCAAGCCAACACCATGTTTTGTTACTTGAACACCCCGATTGAAACTTGTATTCAGCAAGTTCGTTCCAGAAGAGAGAGCAACGGAAAATCACCCGAGTTCAATACAGACAATACTGTTAACAGAGTTAAGTCCATACAATCCACTCGGGATAAACTCCGGAATGCAGGATTCTGGTGTGTGGAAGGAAGTTCCTCAGACATACTGCATTACTTGAATCAATTCTTTGGGATAGGAGGAGATTTGGATGTTTAGACGAGAACAAATGGAGTATCTCTTGAATACAGCCAACGGAATTGGACCAATATGTATTCCCACCTATAAGCGGTGGAGCCGAGAAGACAACAAAGCACTATCGTTCTTGGAGTTATGTCAACCCGATATTCGGGATAACATACACATATTTGTTCGTCCGGAGCAAGCCCAAGCATATCACGAATCGTTCCCGTGGGTACACATTGTTGTATTGCCAGCCCAGATACAAGGGCTGGCAAGCACTCGGGAATACATATGCTGGTATGTATTGAATGTGCTGCATGAACCCATATTCATGGATATGGATGATGACGTGACTTATCTCTTGTATCTGTGGTATGATGAAATCAAGCAGTTTTCCCATTATTCCAGAGGGGTTGAACAACGCCACTCTGAGACGATTCGATTGGGATTCAATTTGGCACAATACGTGTTCAACAAAGCCCCGAAAACTGTGTTGGGCGGACTTGCCCGAAAACGATTCATCCACAAACCCGAAAACTCTCAGCGCATGGCAAGTATCAATCAAGGAGCCACTCCCCGACAGTGTATGTTTGTGAATGCCCAGCGATTGGA